ATGGCGCTCTCCCCCGTCTGAGCGCACGCGCGCGCAGGCATCCCTGTAGTTGGAAAGGACACCCCCATGAGCGTTCAGTCGCTTCGGGAGCAGCGCGCGGCGATTGGCGCCAGCGTGAAGGCCCTCATCGAGGGCAAGGACTGGAATGAGGCGGACGACACGCCGAAGTATGACGCGATGATGGCCGAGATCGACGCCATCGACGCGCGCATCAAGCGGATCGTCGACGCGAACGAGAAGCTCGCGGCCGAGACGCAGACGCAGGCCGTGGCCGACGCCGCGGAGCGCCTGGGCCGCGACAACCGCGACAACGGCCTGGCGCTGTATGCCAAGTGGCTGCGCGGCGGCGACAAGGCGCTGAACGCCGAGGAGTGGCAGCAGGTGCGCGCCACCATGAGCACCACCACGGGCAGCGAGGGCGGGTTCACCGTCGACAGCGCCGTGGCGAACACCGTGCTCGACGCGCTGAAGGCGTTCGGCGGCATGCGCGGCGTCTCCACCGTGATCGCCACCAGCGGCATCGGCGCGATGAGCTTCCCGACGTCGAACGGCACCGCCGAGGTTGGCGAGATCGTGGCCGAGAACCAGACGGCCACCGACGCCGATGTGTCCTTCGGCACCATTGGCCTGCCGGTCTACAAGTATAGCTCGAAGGTGGTCACGGTGCCGTTCGAGCTGCTGCAGGACAGCAGCGTCGACATCGAGGCTTTCGTGCGCAACCGCCTGACGGAGCGCCTGGGCCGCATCACCAACGCGCACTTCACCACCGGCACCGGCTCTGCGCAGCCGAATGGCGTGGTGACGGCCGCAACGGTGGGCGTGACCGCGGCGAACAGCACCTCGCAGGTGACCGCCGTCACCTACGACAGCCTCGTGGATCTGCAGCACTCGGTCGATCCCGCGTATCGCGCTCTCGGCCGCGCCCGCTGGATGTTCAACGACGCGACGATGAAGGCGATCCGCAAGATCAAGGACGGGTCGAGCCGCCCGATCTTCGTGCCGGGCTACGACCAGGGCAGCCCGCAGGGTTCGCCGGATACCCTGCTGGGTGCGCCGATCACGATCAACCAGGACGTGGCAAGCATGGCCGCGTCCGCCCGGTCGATCCTGTTCGGGGACTTCTCCTTCTACTACGTCCGCGACGTGATGAGCATGGAGATGTTCCGGTTCACCGACAGCGCCTTTACCAAGAAGGGGCAGGTCGGGTTCCTGGCCTGGCTGCGCTCGGGCGGCAACCTCGTGGACGTGGGCGGCGCCGTGAAGGTGTTCGTCAACGCGGCCTCGTAGCCTGACCTGAAGGAGACAAGCCCATGAGGTTCGACCAGTCCCAGGCGGTGACGGCGGGGGTTCTCCTGCCGGCCGCCGCCTATGACGCCGACAACACGCCGGCCGCGTTCGACATCGGAAAGGCGGATGCCTGTACGGTGCTGATCGAGGTCGGTGTCGGCGGCATCACCTTCTCCTCCACCAACAAGGTGGAGTTCAAGCTCACCCACTGCGACACCTCCGGCGGCGATTACACTGCCGTCGCACAGGCGGACGTGGTGGGCGTGACTGTCGGCACCGGCGGCATCGTCCGCTCGCTGACGGCGGCACACGCCACGCCGAGCGTCACGGCGCTGGGCTACGTCGGCCGCAAGCAGTTTATCAAGCTGCTGGCCGACTTCTCCGGCACCCACGGCACGGCCACGCCGATGTCGGCGGTGGCGGTGCGTGGCCTGCTGGACCGCGTGGCGCCGGCCTAAGCCATGGATCTCCGCCTCCTCACCGGACCAACGTCTGAGCCTGTGCTCCTGGCGCAAGCCAAGGCGCACCTGCGCATTGACGACGGCAACCCGGACGACGCGCTCATCGCCGGCATGCTGGCGGCAGCGCGCGAGGCGGTGGAGAACTACACCGGGCGGGCGCTGATGCCGCAGACGTGGCAGATGCGCCTGCCTGGGTTTCCGGCCGATCAGGGCGCGATCCGCGTCCCGATCGCGCCGCTGATTTCCGTGACTGAGCTGCGGATTGTAAACACGGCGGGCGCCGAGGCGGTTCTGTCGGCGTCGGCCTATCAGGTTGAAACGCCATCCGGTCCGCAGGCCGCACCTGGGCGCATTCTGCCGGCGGCTGGCACGACCTGGCCGGCAACGCTGGCGGACACGCTGGGCGCCGTCCGTGTCACCTTCCAGGCCGGCTATGCCAACGCGGCGGCGGTGCCGGCGGCGATCAAGTCTGCGGTGCTGCTGGTGCTGGGTGAGCTGTATGAGCAGCGCGAGGCGTCGGCGGCGCGCGCGCCTGCGGAAATTCCGGCCGTGGCGCGGCTAATGGCGCCGTATCGGGTGTGGTGGCTGTGATCGGCACCCTCGACCAGCGCGTCATCATCCAGCGCGAGGCGCGCACGGCCGACGACTACGGCGGCGCTGCGCTGGCCTGGGTGAACGTCGCCACCGTCTGGGCCAGCGTCCGCCCGTTGTCCGGCCGTGAGCGTGCCGACTTCGGCGAGGTTGAGGCGCCGGCAAACTACCGTTTCACCATCCGTCGCCGCGGTGACGTGACCGCCGCCATGCGGATCACCTGGAACGGCGCGGCCTACAACATCCGGTTCGTGTCGGACCCCGGCGCGCGCTCGCTCTACATGGCGCTCGAGGCCGAGCGCGGAGTGGCGATCTGATGGCGCGCACGGAGCAGATGCCCGGCTACCTCCCGCCGGCCAAGATGACGATCTCGGGCGTGTCGGCCGACTGGACCCGCGGCGAGTTCCTGGCATGGCTGGCCAATCGCATGGAATGGCGTCACGGCGCCGAGATTGGCGTGAGCTTCGGCGTGACGCTGCGCCTGCTGCTGAAGCGGTGCCGCGGCCTGCATATGCTGGGCGTCGACACCTGGACGCCGAACGACACGCCACTGGAGCCTGCCGACTGGACCGCCGCGCACCACGAGCGCGCCTATGCGTCGGCGCTGGCGGTGGAGGCCGACTATCCGGGCCGTTGCGTGCTGCTGCGCGGGCCCAGTGTGGCCGTGGTGCCACCGGATGCCGCGCTCGATTTCGTGTGGATCGACGGCGATCATACCACCGAGGCGGTTCTAGCCGACGTGGCGGCATGGCTGCCGGCGCTGAAACCCGGCGGGTGGCTGCTAGGCCATGACATCAACTGGCCAACCGTCAAGGCGGCGGTAGACGAGGTGGCGCCGGGCTACCTGATTGGACCCGATAGCGTGTGGTTCCGGCCGGTGCATCCGGTGCCGGGCTGGTGGGCGGCGGTGGCCTGATGGCACGATCACGGACGGAACTGGACCCGCGTTTCCGGCGGCTGATGCAGCGCCTGCCGGATCGGATGACGGACGAGATAAGCGCCGAGATCGCCCGCAGCGCGCTCCTGGTGGCGGCGGATGCTTCCATGCGCGTGCCGATCGACACCGGCGCGCTGCGCGACAGCATCGGCGTCAGGATCACCAAGACAAGCGCCGAGGTTGGGTTTGACCCGAAGCGGTTCCGGCGCAAATGGAAGAAAGCGGGGTGGCGCGCCGTGTTTGTCGAGAAAGGCACCAAGGGCGCGCCAGGCCGTAACATCCCGCCGATGGCGGCCCGTCCGTTCCTGCGGCCGGCCTTTGAGGCCAACCGCCAGCAGATCCTCGACCGTCACCGCGCCGCCGTGGCGCGGCTGCTGCACCAGGCGGCCAGCCTGTGACGGCGCAGCTTCCCCTCTACGCGGCCATCTACGCTGCTCTCGTGGCCACACCGCCGATCGGTGCCGGCGTCTACGAGGCCGCGCCGCAGGGGGCCGACTACCCGCACATCGAGATCGATGGCGGTCGGGCTTACGACTGGTCTGCGCAGCTTATGCGCGGCGAGGAGACGCTGGTCGAGATCCACGTCTGGAGCCGATACCGCGGCCACAAAGAGGCACGCGAGTTGCTGGGCAAGATCAAGGACCGGCTGCACGAGCAACCTTTGAGCCTCACCGGCGCCACGTTCATCGACATGCGTTTCGAGGATCTCGAGCTCTTCACGGATGCGGACGGCATGACGCGGCACGGGATCATCCGCTTTCGCGCAACGACGACGGTGGCCGCATGACCTGGATACGTTTCATCGCGCGCGGCAAGCAAATCGAGCCGGACCGCACCGCGCGCTACTTCGTGCCGGGTGAGATGCTGGATATCGAGCCGCACCTGGCCGCGCGCTTCCTCGCCGAGCAGGTGGCAACCGAGATTGACCCGCCGCAGCCGAACCTGCAGGCGAACCCGTTCATCCCGCCGCGCATGGGCGACGATCCGCTCACCGTCGCCTGCGTCTGGAAGCGCGGCGGCGTCTACGACCGGCACGACTACGTGGGCCGCATGGCGCGCGCGGTGCAGCGCAACCTGTCGCGTCCCTACCGTTTCGTTTGCCTGACTGACGCAACAGAGGTGCCGGACGGTGTGGAGCGCATTGCGCTGGCGCACAACTGGCCAGGCTTCTGGAGCAAGATTGAGCTTTTCCGGCCGGGCCTGTTCGCCGGCCCAGTGCTGTATCTCGACCTCGACACGGTGGTCTGCGGCTCGCTTGACCCGATCGCCGACGCCATCGAGGCAAACCCGCTGCTGTGTTCCTGGGACATGAAACACGGCTGGATCAACTCCAGCTTTCTGGCCTGGAACTGGGATCTGTCGTGCGTCTACGAGGAAGTCGCGGCGCATCCGGCCGGGATCATGCAGGTCTATGACGGCTCCGGGCCGTGGTGGGGCGATCAAGGCCACCTGCAGGTCACGCTGGAGGAGCGCCGCATTCCGTGGGCCTGGGTGCAGCAGGCGGTGCCGCATGCCGTGGCCTGGCAGCCGATCCCGCTGCGGGGCCGGCCGCCGGCGCCGGGTGTGGCCGTTTCCATGTGGTATGGCGCGCCCAAGCCGCACGAGATCACCACAGAATGGATGGCCCAGCACTGGGCCTGACAGCTACCGGCTTTGGCCGGCGCCTCACCGGGTCTTAGGCAAGCCCGCCGCAGCGTCGTGACGGCGCCGCATTCCCTCAGATGGAGCCTCTCGCATGTCTGGCACCCTCGCCTTCAAGGGCCGCTCCGCGGCGCTGCAGATCAGCTCGAACGGCGGCAGCACGTTCACCACGATCGGCGGCGTGCGCACCAACGCGATCACGCTGAACAACAACCCGGTGGATATCACCAACGTCGACAGCAACGGCTTCCAGGAGCTGCTGGCCGATGGCGGCATCCAGTCGCTGTCGATCTCGATCGACGGCATCGTGGTGGACAACACGCCGTTCGAGACGATGCAGACGCAGGCCGACGACCGCACCCTGATCTGGTATCGCATCGCCTTCGCCACCAACGGCGTGATCAGCGCGCGCTTCGCCGTGGCCAGCCTGCAGATCGGCGCGCCGTATGACGGGGCGCAGACGTTCTCCGCCACGCTCAGCAGCTCCGGCGCCATCACCTTCACGCCGAGCACCTGATGCAGAACCCTCGCAAGGAAATCGAGTTCCCGTGGGGCGAGGCGGTCATCCGCTCTCGCCCGACGATGGCGCGGGTGGCTGAGATCGAGACCAAGTTTGGGCCCGCGCCGGCATTGGCGCGGCGCCTGATCAACATGGAGCTGTCAATCAGCAAGGAGCTGCTGCCTCTGCTGGCGATCATGCTCCGTGGCTGCGAGGACGCCCCGAAGGGCGACGCGGCGATCATGCAGCAGGCTTTCGAGCTTGGTGCCGTCGGCTTCGTGGCGCCAGCCACGCTCTGGCTTGTGGCGTCCTACCAGGTGGACGAACCCACTGAGGAACAGCCGCCGGGAAACTGACGGAACCGCAGCCACTGCCGTATCGCCGGCTCATGCAGCAGGCGTGCGGGTGGCTGCGGTGGACACCGGATGCGTTCTGGGGCGCGACGCTGGCCGAGTTGCACAGCGCGACGGTCGGCTACCTGGAGACGCGCGGCGTGGCGCCTCGCGACGCCAAGGCGGACATCTACGACGAATTGCTTGAGGTGGCGCGGGACGCAATCCGCGCTGAGCGTCGGGCGAAGGAGGCGGCATGAGCGGCACGACTGATGCAGGCCGGCTCCTCGTCCGCATCGAGGCCACCACCGCGCAGCTTCGTCAGCAGCTGCAGGCCGCTGAGCAGCAGGTGGCCGGCACCGCGGCCAAGATCGACAACCAGCTGAAGCAGGCCGACAAGGCGTTCTCGCGCCTGGAAGAAGCCAGCAAGGCGACGCAGCAGGCGGTGGCGGGCTTGGCCGCGCGCCTCGGGCCGATGGGCGGCGTGCTGTCGGCCGTAGGCATCGGCGGCGCGGCGGCTGCGGCTGGTCTGGCAGTCCTGGGCGCGGGGCTGGTGCAGGTGGCCAAGGCCGGCGACGAAGCTAACGCCACGCTGGCCAAGCTCTCCAGCTCTACCGGCTCGATTGCGCAGGCCACGCAAGTCTACGAGGGCCTTTTTCGCCTGTCGCAGCAGACGGGCATTGCCGTGGCGGAGAGTGCCGGCGCGTTCTCCCGCTTTGCCGTGGCGGCCAAGGAGATCGGTGGCACCAATGCGCAGGTCCTGGCGCTTGTCGGTGGCATCCAGAAGGCTGGCATCGTGGCCGGCGCATCGGCGCAAGAGGCCGGTGCTGCGGTGCAGCAGTTGGCGCAGGCGCTCGCGTCCGGCAAGCTGCAGGGCGACGAACTGCGCAGCCTGCTGGAGAACATGCCGCAGCTGGCGCAGGCCCTTGCCAAGGAATTGGGCGTCGGCATCGGCCGCCTGCGCGAGATGGGCACCGAAGGCAAGCTGACGGCCGACGTGGTATTCCCGGCGCTGCTCCGCGCCACTGAGAAGATCAGCGAAGAATTCGACAAGATGCCGATGACGATCGGCAGGGCTGGCGGCGCGCTCACGGCCGCGGTCCAGAATTTCGGCGCGGAGCTGGACAAGGCGCTCGGCCTATCTCAGCGGATTGCGGCAGCCCTGAAGGCCGCAGCGGACGCGATCAACGGCATTCAGCGCGTCATCCTGCCCACGGAGCGCCAAGCGGCTGAGGCGGCGGCGTTGTCTACGCGGCAGCGCGCAGACGAGTTGCGCCAGCGCCTGTCGGACTCGCGCGATCGCTCGCAGTTCCCGGACGGGCCCGCCGGCGATCGACTGTTTGCGGCGGCGCGTGCCAACGAAGATCCGCGCATGGCGCGCGACGTTGAGGCGGCGGAGCAGGCGGCGCGAGATGCTGAAGCGCGGATTCAGTCGATCCGCCGCGAGGCTCGGGAACTCGAGCGCGTTGAGCGCGACGAAGCGGCGCGCCAGGCGCTGCAAGCCTCGCGCCAGCAGGCACAGGCTGCAGCCGAACAGCTGCGGCTGGACCTGGATAAGGATTACGCGCTTCGCAAAAAGCACGAAGAGCGCCTGAAAGTCATTGATCGCGCCGAAGTCACTGGAGCCATCGACAGCGCGCAGGCAGCGGCGCAGCGCAAACTCGCGAACGACGATCTCGCTGAGGGGCTGCAGAAGCTTGCCGAAGCGCACAGGCAAGTCGGCAAGGAAGCCGCCGAGGCGGACGGCCACGTCAAGGAATACCTAAAGGATCAGGAGCGCATCGCCAAGGAAGCGGCGAAGGCGCAGGAGAAGGCGGCCGAGGCGATCCGCCGCTACCACGAGCGCAGCTTCGATGCCGTGGTGTCCATTGGCGAGCGCGCGTTTGAGCGGCTAGGCGACGCCATGGTGGACGCATTCGTGTCCGGCCAAGGTGCGGCCGTGAACTTCGGCAACGTCGCGCGCGGCATCGCGGCGTCGGTGGTGACGGACTTCGCCAAGCTGGCCATCGTCAATCCACTCATGAACAGCCTCTTCGTGGGCACCGGTGGTCCGAGGCCGACGCTGGGTGCCGCGCTTGGTGGTGGTGGCGTTGGGGTGGGTGACATGCTGGGCTTCGGCCAGCTGTTCGGCGGCCAGACGCTCATGGAGTCCATCGGTCTGACGGGCGCGGGCGGCCTCCTCGCCACGCCGATCATGTTCGGACAGGCTGGCGCCACCAGCGCTGCGCTGGGCGCGATGGGCGGTGCCTACGGGCCCGCATCGCTTGCGCAGCTTCAGGGCGCCGGGATGATCGGCACAGGTGCCAGCCTGGGTGCCGCGCTTGGCGGGGTCGGCGCCGGCTTCGGCGCCGGCATGTTGCTGAACAATCTCGTTGGCGGCAATCAGACTGGCGGCATGGTCGGTTCGGGCTTGGGAGCGGCGGCGGGCGTCGCCGCGTCGCTGCTGATCCCTGGGGTCGGCGCCGTGATCGGGCCGCTGCTGGCCGGCCTGCTGGGCGGCGCCGGCGGTGGGATGCTGGGCGGCCTCTTCGGGCCCGGCCCATCCGTCCAGGGCTACGGCTTCCGCCTCCAGTCTGCCGGCTGGGGGCCAGATGCAGCACCGACGAACAGCATGGCCCCTGCCCTACTGCCGATCGACCGCACCTTCTACAATGAGAGCGGCGCACAGATGTTCGCCGCGGCGGATCAACTCGTGGCGGCCACCAACGCATATCTTGCCGCGCGCGGCCTGACGGTGGGCGGCGTGTCCGTGGTGGGCGGCAACAAGAACGGCGCCGATTACTCCTGGGCGGACTCAGGCAACCTGAACGAAGCATTCACGCGCCTGCGCTTCGGCGCGGCCAACGACAACCAGCTTGCCGGCGCGCTGACGGGCCAGACATTCTCCGATCTCGGCGGCCTGCAGCAGTTCGTAGAAGGCTTCACCGCCGTCCGCGACACCATCCGCAGCCTCACCGAGACGCCGGCGCAGACACTTGCGCGGCAGCTGGAGGTGATCGGCAAGCAGTTCGACGATCTCAGCGCCAAGGCCAAGGAATACGGTTTGAGCGAGGAAGGCCTCACCGGCGCACGGCAGAAGGCCCTGGATGCGGTAAAACAACAGCAGGCGCAGGAAAACACCGTAGGCCAGGGCATCCGGGCCTACCTCGATCGTCTGAGCGCGACTGACCCCACCGCGGCGCCGGAGGATCGATTTGCGGCAGCGCAGAAGTTGTTCAGTGCCGATCTCGCGGCAGCGCAGGCGGGCGACACGACGGCCCTGGCGCGGATTACCAGCAGCGCCGACACCCTGCTCGGTGCCGGCCGAGCAGCCTACGCGTCCGGCCCCCAGTTCGCGGCTCTGAAGTCGATGACGGTGTCGAGCCTGGAGAACCTGCCGGCGGTGCGCGGCCTGCCCGCCAGCCAGCAGCCGATCGACATGGTGCCGCTGATTGACGAGTTGGCGGCGCTTAAGATCCAGGTGGCCGAGCTGCGTGAGGAGCTGCGCACGGCGCGGCTGCGTGCGGCATGATGTTCGGCCCCGTCGCCGCCGCGCCCATTGCGGCCTTCGCCTTCGGCATCACCGCCACCGGTCCCGCCACCAGCGCCACGGCCGAGACGGCGCGCACCGAGCCGTCCGTGTGGCTGGTGGAGATCGTCACCGACAGCGCCACCGTGGCCGTCTCCGACCGCGGTTGGCTGAAGGAGCCCTCAGACACCGCCCCCATCAGCAGATACCCGCCCCGCCTGCTGGAGCCACCAGCCATTGAGCTGTCGATCCCGGTCTATCCCTCGCAGGAGCGCCGCACCTTGATCAGCGCCGGCGAACTGCGGATCGCCAACGGCGATGGTGGCGTGAACAGCCTCACCGGCGACTGGACTGTGGCGGGACGTGCCGTAACGATCTACCGCGCGCCGCACCGCCGGCCCGTCCATGCGCCGCGCTCCACCTTCGAGCGCGTGGCCACGCTCAAGACGGCGGCGGCCTTCGGCGGCACGTCCATACTGCGCATGCCGCTCCAGTCCGGTGCGAAGAACCTCAACGATTCCGCCTGCGGCACATACACCGGCGCCGGCGGTAGCAACGGCGACGCCGCGCTGGCTGGGGCCAACATCCCGCGCCTGTTCGGCCTGGTGCGTAACATCGTCCCGGTGCAGGTGGAGGCCGGGAAGCTGATCTACCAGCTCCACGACGGCGCCATATCGCAGGTGTTGGTCGTGCGCGACGCCGGTGTGGCGCTGGTGCCGGGCGGCGACGTGGCCAGCTATGCCGCGCTCCAGTCCGCGACGGTGGCGGCGGGAACGTTCCAGACGTGTCTTGCCACCGGTCACTTCCGCGTCGGCGCGGTGCCGGTGCGCCTCACCGCCGACGCGCGCGGCTCGACGGCCTTCGGCGGCTACCCGGCGACGGCCGGCGCGCTCGCGGCACAGATCCTCAGCGTCTCCACCGGCACCACCGTGAGCTCGACGGCCTTCGCGGCCTGGCGCACCGCGGAGGCTGGCATCGTGGTGCGCGGCGGCACGGCAGCAGAAGCGCTGGACAGGCTTGCAGCAGGCCTCGGCACGGCCTGGTGGGGCACCGACACGAACGGCAACTGGATCGGTGGCGCCGTCACTGCGCCGGAGACCCTGGGCACCGGCATCTCCATCCGCGAGTCCATGCTGGCCGCCGCGCCCGAGGAAGTGGCTGGTGCGCTGCCGCCGTGGTGGCGGGCCCGTGTCGGCTACCAACGCCTCGACCTGGTGCAGTCTGGCGCCGATCTGGTGACGTCCGTGTCGGCGGCCGATCGGGATTACTACGGCAGGCTCCAGCGCACTGCCGTTGCCAGCGACACCACCGTGCAGTCCGCCTATCCGCTGGCGGTGGACGGCGAGGAAGTACCTGGCGTGCTGGACAGCGCCGGTGAGGCGGCGGCGGTCGCGGCGGACCTGCTGTCCTTGTTCAAGGTCCCGCGCCGGTCCTGGCTGGTGCGCCTCGGCCCGAACGCTGGTGGCCTACCGTGGTGGCAGTTCGGCCTGGGCATGCCAGTGCGCCTCACCTGGAAATACGCCTCCGCACTCGCATCCGGCCGCACGCTGCTGGTGCGCTCGATCAGCGTGCGCGGCGACGACGCAGAACTGGAGCTGTGGGGCTGATGGGCGCGCTTCTGTCATGGGCGAACCTCGCGGACGCCGGCACGGTGACGGTCTCCAGCCAAGCCACCGACCTCGGGCCAGCCGGCCTGCTCACGCCTCAGATGAATGACGTGTGGAGGAGCGGCAGCCTGGGTGCGGCGACGGTCTGGGTGGAGGTCGACCTGGGCAGCGCCAAGACGGTCAATGTGGTGGCGATCGGCGCGCCGCGCGATGGCGTGCTGCCCACGTCCGCCGCCACGGTCCGGCTCACGGCAGGCTCCGCGTCCGGAGGTGCAACGGCGCTGGACACCGGCGCGGCCACCTTCACCATGTCGCCCTGGGGCGTCTGGGGCTGGCGCAGTGCGGGGGGAGTCTCCGCCCGCTACTGGCGCCTGACCTTCGGCATGGCGGCTGGCGACAGCTACCTGCAACTCGGCCGTGTCTGGGTGGGTGCGGCGCTGATCACTGCGCGTGGCTACGCCTTCGGCGCAGCGCGTGGCGGGCGGGATCCCGGCACCGTGTCGCGCACCGGTATGACAGGCACGCGCTATGCCACGCTCGGACGGCCCTATCGCATAGAGCGCTTCACTCTGCCGGCGCTCACCAGCACCGAAGCGACGCAGATGGAAGCCATGGCGATGGCGGTAGGCACCACGGGCCAGGTCTTCGCCGCGCGCTCGGATGCCGCACTCGGCGGTGGGATTTTCGGCGCTTTCACCGAGCCTCCCACCGTGGCGCGGCCCTATCCGCAGATTTGGACTTCCGACCTTCAGATTGAAGAGGACGCTTGAATGGGGACACCGAACGTCGTCGCCGATCGGGTGCTGGTCACATTCGGCAGCACCGCATCGACTGATCCTTATATCTTCACATCCGCTGTGGCGGGCTACCTGGCACCCGGCGCGGCCGGCGTGCCCAATGGCGCGCGCGTGGCCTACGTCACCGTGAACAGCCAGACGGCACCGACACTGTTTGAGGTCGGCGAGGGTGTGTTCACCTTGGCCACGTCGCAGATCACGCGCGACACCGTTCATCGGAACCACCTGGGCACCACCACGAAAGTCACCTGGGGCGCAGGGCCGAACTACCTTTTTCTTGCCCCCTCCGCCGCCCGCCTGCCGGTGCTGGAGACGGATGGTCGCATGACGCTCACCGGCGGCCTGAACATCACCGGCGGTGGCGCCTCGGTAACGGGCAACGCCACCGTCACGGGCACTATGACCGTCAACAGCGGCCTGACTGTGGTCGGAGGTGGCGCGAGTGTCACGGGCAATGGCCTGGTGACCGGCAACATGACCGTCTCGGGGAACGTCATCACCTCGCCCGGCACCGGCCTCAACCAGGCCGTCGTCACCAACCAATTCTCTCCCACCTGGGGGACCACCGGCGCGATGGAGTTCCCCAGCGCCTTCAAGATGAAATGGGGCACAGGTTCCGTCACGAGCGGATCCGGCTCGGTGACGTACGCGGCCGCGTTCCCTGTCGCCACGCTGAACGTGCAGTTGACGATCTCGGCCGGCGGCAGCTCATCCACTCAGGACGCGCTGATCCTCGGTGCGACGACGGCCGCCGGCTTCGCAGTGTGGGGCAGCACCACCACAAATGTTGCGTTCAACTGGCTCGCAATCGGCTATTAATACCCTGCCGGCGGGTGGCCGGCTTCGCAGCGTCGTGACGACGCCGCATCCCTTGGACGGAGGCCCGCATGGCCAACAACCTCACCGACTACGGCGAGAACCAGCTTCTCACGTGGCAGCTCACCACCACCGCGATCACGCGGCCGACGGCCTGGTATCTCGGCGTCGGCACCGGCAATACCGACATCACGCTTAGCGGCGAGCCGTCCGGCAACGGCTACTCCCGCCAGTCGGTGGCCTTCACCGTGACGAACGACACGGCCACGAACAGCGGCGCCATCACCTTCGGCCCGAACACCACGAGCAACTGGGGCACGATGGCGAGCGTGGCGATCTTTGACGCGGCCACCGGCGGCAACTGCCTCTGGGCCGGCGCGCTCACGGACGCCAAGGCAATCGCCGTGGGCGACTCGCTGACGATCGCCGCTGGCGCGCTCACCGTCTCGCTGGCCTGAGCCTAGGAGGCCGCTGCCATGGCGAACATCAAGATATCGGATCTTCCAGCCGCGTCCTCCGTCGCGGCTGGCGATCTGTTCGAGGTAAGCCAAGGCAGCGGCACGCTCACCAGCCGCAAGGCGACGGCGGCGCAGATACGCGAAGGCTTGGCCACGCTCAGCGGCGCCGAGACGCTGGCTAGCAAGACGCTCAAGGGCCAGTCCGTCCAATACTACAACAGCGGCACCACGTCGGCGCTGGACTACACCAACGGCTCGCATCAACGGTGGGCGCCGACTGGCTCCGTCACGCTGTCGGTGACGAACTGGCCCGCCTCTGGCGTGCTGGGCGAGCTGCTGATCGAGGGCGTGAACCTCGGTGCCGCGACGATCACGTGGCCCACGGTGAACTGGATCAAATCGGACGGCACGACGACGACGACGTTTGCGAGTGCCGGGGTGACTTTGGTTTCAAGCGGGACGGATTGGGTGTTTTTGTGGACTCGTGATAGCGGCACGTCTGTTTACGGAAAAGTCGTGCGATGAGCATTCTTTCGCGGTTTGCTAATCTAGGGAGAGCCATCACGGTAGAAGGCGGATTTTCGCTCTATACGTGGGGTTCAAACTCGGACGGGCAAATTGGAAATAATACGTCTGTTTCT